ATGTGTGATGTCAGAGAGTTCAAGACCAACTGGGGTTCTACCCAACAGGTCTTTAATCTGTATGGAATCAATGTAATTGATTACCTAGAGCTTTACAAAAAACATACTTTTGTAAACCAAGAGTCATACAGACTAGACCACATTGCAAATGTGGAACTAGGTAAATCAAAGATATCATATGAAGAGGAAGGTTCTCTTCACCATCTATACAGAAACAATTATTCCAAGTTCCTTGCTTACAATGTAAAGGATGTTACCTTGGTAGAAGACCTAGAGGAGAAACTAGGTTTGATGGAATTGATTCTTGCAATGTCTTACAATGCTAAGTGTAATTACAACGACACTTTTGGTATGGTTAAGTATTGGGAAACAATCATCTATAACTTTCTGAAGGAACAGAAAATTGCAACACCACCACAGAAGCTGTCACAAACAAAAGGTGATAGAATCCAAGGTGCATATGTCAAAGAACCTATCGTGGGTAAACATGAATGGGTTGTCTCATTCGATTTGAACTCACTGTATCCACACATCATCATGCAGTACAATATCTCACCCGAGAAAATGCAGAGAGGGTTGACCGATACATCCGTAGAAAAATTATTCAACAAGGAAACGATTGTTGATGGCGCACTCGGTATCACACCAAACGGGGCTAGGTTCTCAAACGATAAACAAGGGTTCCTTCCCGAACTTATGCAGAAGTTCTATGACGAACGTAAGATGTGGAAGGGTAAAATGATTGGGTATCAGAAGGAACTACAAACTTGTACAGATAGGAAACGTAAGAACGAACTCAACACATTAATCAAACGTTCTTACAATAACCAACAGGTTAGGAAGATTGCTTTGAACTCAGCATATGGTGCTTTGGCAAACCAATACTTTGCATTCTTTGACCCACAACTTGCAGAGGCAATCACATTGTCGGGTCAGCTGATTATTAAACACGCAGAGAAGACAATCAATGATTGGTTAAATACCACACTCAAGACAGATGAAGACTATGTTGTTGCAATGGATACCGATTCTGTGTATATTACACTAGACAAACTGATACAGCAGGTAATGCCTAATGAGACTGATAAACAAAAAATTACAAACTTCATCGACTCAATCGCAAAGTCACACATGGAAGACGTTCTTGACAAAGGTTTCCAAGAACTTGCAAAATACACCAATGCCTTCGAACAGAAGATGGAGATGGGGAGAGAGGTCATCGCAGACCGTGGGATTTGGACTGCAAAGAAAAGATACATCCTCAACGTCATCGACAACGAAGGAGTCCGACTAGCCGAACCTAAACTCAAGATGATGGGTATTGAGACTGCAAAGTCCAGTACACCACAATGGGTTAGGGGTAAACTTACAGATGCATTCAAGATTGTGATGCAAGGGACTGAAGAAGAACTATGGGACTTTGTTGAGAATGCACGGATGGATTTCCGTAGACTTGCACCCGAAGATATGTCTTCACCTAGAGGTTGTAATAACCTAGGACAGTATGCAGACCCAACACAAATCTATGGAAAGGGTACACCTATACACGTACGCGGTGCATTACTTTACAACCATCATTTAAAACAGAAGAACATTCACAAACGTTATGAGTTGATTAAGAGTGGAGAAAAACTACACTTTACATATCTCACTACACCAAATCCAATCAACGAGAACGTCATATCATTTATGAACGTTTTACCAAAGGAGTTCGACTTGCATAAGTATATCGATTATGATATGCAATTTGACAAGTCATTCATAGAACCATTGAAGGTGGTTATAGAAAAGATTGGCTGGAATGTTGAACCAGTTGCCTCGCTAGATTCCTTTTTCGGATAAATAACGTTATGGCATACTCAAAAGAAGTAGTTCAAAGATTTGAAGCAGTACTTGCAAACCCCAAAAAACATTCCGTAGGTCGATTAGACAAAGACGACCCACATGTTGCAACAGGTCTTGCAGGCGCACCCGCCTGTGGTGATGTAATGCAATTACAACTATTACTGGACGATGATGAAAGAATCATTGACGTAAAGTTTAAAACCTATGGATGTGGAAGTGCAATTGCAAGTTCGTCCATGTTTGTTGATATGATGATGGGTAAGACTATCGAAGAAGCTAAACTAATTAAGGATAAGGACATCGCTGATGCGTTAGACCTTCCGCCGATTAAACTTCATTGTTCTGTTCTTGCTGAAGACGCAATCAAAAAGGCAATGATTGATTACGACACCAAGTTGGAACATCGCAGACACAACTATCCTAAATAGAACCATGGGAACTAAAAACTTTAAACAATGTGAATTTCACGTAAAGGTCAGTAAAATTGTTGACGGCGATACAGTTGATGTCGACATAGACTTAGGGTTCTCAACAGTTTTAAAGAAACAAAGAGTGCGACTAATGGGTATAGATACACCCGAATCAAGAACAAGAGACCTTGTGGAGAAATTGTTTGGTAAAGCATCTAAAAAACATCTTACACATCTTCTATCAGAAGGTAATATTACCCTCGTTAGTCACGACAAAGGAAAATTCGGACGCATACTTGGAGAGTTATTTGTTCATAGCGAAGATGAATCAATCATCAATGTCAACAGACAAATGATTCTTGACCACCATGCAGTGGAATATACTGGTGAGAATAAAGACACCACAACAGAACGTCACATGGAGCATAGAAAGCTTCTAATGGAGAAAGGAGTCGTCACTCAAGAACAGATTGACAAGGTGATGTCATGATTATTTCTCCAATGGATTGTTTCTATATTGCAATGATATGTGCAATATTCGGATTCATAATCCACTTGGAATTAGGAATGTCAGAGTTAAAGGCTATGATGAAGGAACATACTAGGTTCGACAAAAAAATGTCTGAAGTTGGTAAGAAATTATCTGAAATAGAAAAAAAACTCTAAAACCCCCTTGCACAAACCCCGAATATAGTCTATAATGGATACACATTATGGAGAAGTGTTATGTCATTTATTAAAGATTTAGTAAAAGCATCGGGAAACGAATATGCAAATGTCGTTTCGGACGGTGTTGCAGCTGGAGATGTCGATACCTTTGTAGACACAGGTAGTCACATTTTCAATGCACTATTAAGTGGTTCACTATACGGTGGACTTCCCGACAACAAAATTACTGCAATCGCAGGAGAATCAGCAACAGGTAAAACATACTTTGCATTAGGCATAGTAAAACAATTCCTATCTGATAATCCCGATTCTGCAGTTATATACTTTGAGTCTGAGTCAGCAATATCAAAGGATATGATTGAATCTAGGGGAATTGATTCCTCTAGGATGATTATTGTCCCAGTGGTTACTGTACAAGAATTCAGAACTCAATCGATTAGTATACTGGATAAGTATGCTGAAACCCCAAAATCCAAACGTCCACCTTTGATGATGTGTTTAGATTCACTTGGTATGTTATCAACAACCAAAGAAATCGAAGATACTGCAGAAGGTAAAGAGACAAAGGATATGACTCGAGCACAAATTGTAAAAGGTGCATTTAGAGTCCTAACTTTGAAACTTGGTCGAGTTGGTGTTCCTATGATTGTCACAAACCACACATATGATGTGATTGGTTCTATGTTCCCTCAGAAAGAAATGGGTGGTGGTAGTGGACTCAAGTACGCTGCATCGTCTATCATCTATCTATCTAAAAAGAAAGAGAAGGATGGGACAGAGATAATCGGAAATATCATTCACTGTAAGAATGCAAAGTCAAGATTGACTGTAGAAAATAGAATAGTGGATGTTAGGCTTTCTTATGAAAAAGGATTGGACAGGTACTATGGTCTATTAGACATGGCACTTGCATTTGGCGTCTTTACAAAAGAAGGAACTCGTGTTAAACTACCTACAGGTAAAACCGAATTCGGAAAGACGATTAATAACAATCCCGAGAAGTACTTTACAGATGATGTAATGGCACAACTCGAACAGAAAGCACAGGAATATTTTAAGTATGGAACAAGTGAGACTAGAACAGACGATACTGAAGAACTTAGTTCAGAGTGAATCTTTTACAAGGAAGGTAATACCATTCCTTAAGGAAGAGTATTTCTCCGAGTCGGACGAGAAGACTGTGTTCAACGAAGTAGTTTCATACTTCGATAAGTACACTAAACCACCTACAGTGGAAGCACTTCTCATAAATCTTGATAACAATACGTCTCTTAATGACGGACAGTTATCGAACGCAAAAACTATTGTAGATAGTATTAGTAAGGACAGTGAAGAGACTCCAACCGAATGGTTGGTAGAAGAAACTGAGAAATGGTGTCAAGATAGAGCAATCTATATTGCAGTCATGGACAGTATCGAAGTCATCGACAAAAAGTCCCAACGTTCGACTGGAGAAATACCCGACCTTTTAAAAGAAGCTTTATCTGTATCGTTTGACACTAACATTGGTCACGATTTCATTGAAAACTCAGATGATAGATTCGAATTCTACCACACTGAAGAAGAAAAACTTCCATTTGACTTGGAATACTTCAACAAGGTTACCAAAGGTGGTCTTCCAAACAAAACTCTAAACATATGTCTTGCTGGTACTGGTGTTGGTAAGTCATTGTTTATGTGTCACATGGCATCAGCCAACTTGATGATGAACAAGAACGTACTTTATATTACACTTGAAATGTCAGAAGAAAGGATTGCAGAGAGGATAGATTCGAACACATTGAATATCCCTATGAAAGACTTACCCGACTTATCTAAGAATCAATTTGATAAGAAGATTGACAAAATCAAAGAGAAGACCAAAGGTAAACTTATTGTCAAAGAATATCCTACTGCATCAGCACATGTTGGTCACTTCCGACATCTATTACAAGAACTGAACATTAAGAAAGATTTCAAACCCGATATGATTTATATCGACTATCTAAATATATGTTCAAGTGCAAGAGTCAAGCCAGGTAGTGGTGCAAACTCATATACACTAGTAAAGAGTATTGCAGAGGAACTTAGAGGACTTGCAGTAGAGTTTGATGTACCAATCATGAGTGCAACACAAACAACAAGAAGTGGATATGGTTCTACAGATGTAGAACTTACTGATACTTCAGAATCATTTGGTTTACCAGCGACTGCAGACTTTATGTTTGCATTGATTACCAGTGATGAATTAGAAGAGTTAGACCAAATGGTGGTCAAACAATTAAAGAACAGATACAATGACCCAACCGTATTCAAAAGGTTTGTTATTGGTGTCGACAGAAGTAGAATGAAACTCTACGACTGTGAACAAGAAGCACAAGAAGAACTGATAGACTCAGCCGTCGATGATTCAGTACCAGTGTTTGATAGAGGAAGAAATGATGGACAGAAACGAGACTTTTCAGAATTCAAGGTCTGATGATTTGTTATGGGGTAGTCCTGTAACTGCAATAGAACTTGACCCAACACCAATTGATGAGTGGTTTAAAGATAAAGATTTAGATAAACTATGTGCAGAGGAGTTTACATTCAGTAATTGTAAAACTTCAAATAATATAGATGCAAATCTTGAAATTGACTATGCACCAGTATTGGATTTAGTATATGACGAGTTCCAACAGTTCTTAGATTTGCTTGGGCCCAAATGTGTCATTACCAGTAACTTTGAAGTACCTTGGATTAACGTATATGAAGAGGGTGGATTTCAAGATTCCCATGACCATCAAGGTGATAGGTATAGTGACTTCTCATGGTGTTATGTACATGAAACTGGGAACTCTCATATTGTATTTAAAAATAGATATGCAACCAATAGTGATGCATGTCTAAAGAATTTACTTGCAGCTTATGAAGCCCATCAAGTCTATGTACCACAAATTAAAGATAAAGGGACATTGTATATCTTCCCTTCAACAATTTTTCATGCAGTATCACCCAACAAGTGTGCTGAACCTAGAATCACATTGTCGGGTAACATTAAACTTACACCCGATGTGACTTCAGAAGGATTAGTAAGGACTGAACTTATCGAAGAGGATTCACTTAAGGACATATCTCGTAACAATCTCAAATCAAGACCAAGGTTAGATATGACCCCAAGGAAAAGCCCGTTGACAAAACCTAGGATATTGTAGTATAATAAGACTATAGATTATGAGAGGTCTTATGAAAAAATTAATTACTATACCAGTACTAGCATGTTTAGTTGGTTGTGGTGGTGGTGGAACATCATCCCCCGAACTCCAACAATTGCAGTCTTTATCAACCCCACCAGTTTCATCATCCCCGATTTACGGAACCAAAGTAATCGATGGATATGTAGAGGGAGCCAACGTGTTTGTTGATTTCAATTTCAACTTAACACAGGATGATGGTGAACCCTCGGGCGTATGGAATGCTGATACCAATGAGTACGAGTTCCAAGTATCAGACTTTAGTGCAATAAGCAACTTCACCACTGCATGTGGATTATCCCGCCCGAGGGTTGCACAAGTTCCAATAGGTGCATATGACTCAACAAGAGGATATGTAGAAAGTGCATACACCATGTTGTATTTCCCACATGGAGATAGTACATACAAAGCAAATGTGACACCATTCACTACCATGTTACTTACTGCAATCAATTCACAATTGAATACTGATATATCAGTTGCAGATGGTTGTGGTTCTACTGCAAACGATGTTGCATATTCACTTCAAGGGTCAGTAGACACATTCCTCTATAATCTAGAATCAAATTTCAATATCAGTAGATACTATTTCTATGATGATTTCATAGCTTCGGGAGACACCACACAACAAGCCATAGGTGAAAAGGTTGTAGACTTTCTTACTACACTACACACGGTTGAGACCGTTCTCAAAGAACAATACAATATGGGATTCAGAGGTATCTTAAATGAAGATATCATCACAAAGATTTTAAACAACGAGACTTTTACAGACGTAACATTCGACTTGCAGAATGAAACCGTAGGAGAACAACAAGACGAATGGTTCTCCTATAGGAGAATGCACAACTTCAATGAAGTAAGAGGCAATTCCCAAGGACAAATTTTAGATGTCGACGGCAATCCAATTACAATCACAGTTGCAAATCTTGAAGCCAATGCTTCAGTAATCATATCAGAAAACTATCATGAAAACAAAGAGAGTGAAACTATTGTCAGTGGACATAGGATACACATATCTATAGAACAACAAAAAGAGGTGGATGGTTACAACTATGAGAAAACCTTTGTAAGATTTGTAGGTGATAGTTCACTTGAACTTGCTGTCAGAGACGGATGGAGAAGTGTTGTTCATAGTGGTGGGAGTGGTTCAACAAGTGACTTTGAATTTAGAATACATTCCGTTGATGCCAATCCATACTTTGATGAAAATATAGTCAATCTTATGGCAAACAGAAATCCAACAGAATTGGTTCAGTTATATACAGATATCACTGAGATTGATATGACCATGAGTGGGTCACAAAGTAACCTATACTTACTGTACGATAACGATTTCCATATTTACGAAGGTGGTAACTCACAAATCAATCTGTGGCAGTTTAGACAACAGATGAGAGGTGGTTCCCTTATAGAAGAATGTAAATCTTGGGATTGGGATACAAGAGAAGAACTAGAATTTACTAGTGGGACGGAAGCGTACAATAGGTGTTCGTCAATGCTATAAATACATATGATATTATGACTACTAACTTGAAATCCTCAGATGTGATTAGTGCAATTGAAGAAAAGATTGCGTTAAAAAAGAAACTTCGTGAAGCTAAGAAAGCTTCAGACGATTCTGCAACTAAGAAAATATCAAAGAAAATCGATAAAATCGAGGATAAACTACACTCCACACCGCTCTCTAAAACATAAATAATTCTGTAAATACATACGGAGATATACATGTCAGAACTCACAGACCTAATTGCTGTTCAACAAGCTACAAAAGCAAAACTAGAGGATAAACTAGATTGGCATAACGGTGTAAACAAAACTTATTTTGTGGGCCAATCCAAATCAGAAACTTCTCCAGCAGAGTGGACAGGAGCTGGTAGAGCAGGATTCCTACAATGGCATAATGCACAAGGTGTTAACGAAGACGATTTAGACCAACTATTCGTAGATATGTATGCTGAATATATTGATACTGAAATTGGAGGTGCTAACGCCCTTGAAGTTAATGCAGATTTAGTTACAACAATGCAAGCATCAATCACTTCTTATGCAGCCGACATTGCACACCTTCAATCAAGAGTCGATGCTGGTGATACAACTCTAGCAGACAGCTAAAAAATACATAAATAGTAGACAAGGACACCAAATTGGTGTATAATACCTACTATGAGTGCAAAAAACTTACATTTAGAACATCTAGAAGACGAAATCATCAATCAAGGTATTGATGGTGGTCGTGGTGCAATTAACTTTCTTCAAGGTCTAAGAGACATGATGAAAGGTCATTCTAACTCTAAAGTTAATATGACTGTTAAGTGGGATGGAGCTCCTGCTATCTTTTGTGGAAGACATCCCGAGACAAATCAATTCTTTGTTGCAAAGAAATCCCTATTCAATAAGACTCCTTTATTTTATACCTCAGAAGATGAAATAAAGAATAGTCCCGACCTAGGTGGCCAACTTAAAGAAAAATTCCTAACCTCATTCAAATACTTATCTAAACTATCTTGGAATACAGTCATGCAAGGTGACTTGATGTACACTAACGACAAGAAAACACAGACGATAGATGGTAAGTCGTACATCACTTTCCAACCCAACACAATCCTCTATGCAGTTGATGAAGAATCACAACTTGGTAAAGTAATCGCAAACTCTAAGATGGGTATTGTATTTCACACCACATACGAAGGTTCAACTATTGAAGGATTGAGTGCATCATTTGGTGCAAACATATCTAAGTTGGGAAGTAGCACAGATGTGTGGTTAGATGATGCAACGTATAAAGATGTCAGTGGTAACAGTACAATGACTGCAAAGGAAACGCTTGGATTGACTCAAGAATTGACTGCAACAGGTAAAGCATTTCATGGTATCACTAGGAAAGACCTACAGAAGTTTCAAGAAATACAATCAACAATCACAAAGAAGGGTGCTGGTGCATCTTATAAGACATACTGCAACTCATTAATCAGACAAGGTAAATTCAATCCAACATTTGACGGATACATTAAACACTTTGACGGTTACTGGAAAGATAAAGTTGTCGGTGGTGTTAAGACAGAGAAACATAAACTAATCAAAACAGAAATTGGTCAAGACCTTTTAAGAGAGTTGAAAAGTCTTAAAAAGTTTATCACAAATCTTACTAGTTTCATGGGTCACTTGGTGTCTGCAAAACAAATCATAATCGTTGCTCTAAATAGAGTAAAGAGCATCGGAACATTCAAGAAAACGGACAAAGGATTCGAAGCAGTTAACCCCGAAGGTTATGTTGCAATCGATAGAAGTGGTAAGGCTGTAAAGCTTGTCGACAGAATGGAATTTGCATTTAATAACTTTACAGCAATTAAGAACTGGGACAAGTAATGAAATCATTTAAACAATTTTTAGAAGAAGAGTTTGCATTACCAAAGTATCCTGCTCAAACAGATATCAAGTTTAAAGATGATGACTGGGTAGTGGGTGACCCCGAAAAAGCATTCGAATACGACACTTCAAAAGATGGTTATGAAAACATCGATAAAATGGATGACATGGTAGACCAAGACCGAGAGAAAATGAAATGAAAAAGACATTCGGAAAATTTCTAACAGAAGCAAAAGACAAAGGTGTGGTATTCACATTCGGTAGATTCAATCCACCCACAACTGGTCATGCAAAGTTAGTAGACAAACTTAAGAAAGAAGCTGGTGGTGGATATCAACCTATGCTTTTCTCTTCTCACTCAAACGACAAAAAGAAAAATCCATTAGACCACAAGGTTAAAGTAAGATATCTTAAGAAGTTCTTTGGTAGGATAGTTGCAGACGTACAAGCACGTACTGTATTTGAAATTGCAAACGAGTTACAAAGACAAAAGTTCACACGTGTCAAGATGGTAGTTGGTTCTGATAGAATCAAAGAATTCGAAATGTTACTTAAGAAGTACAACGGAGTTAAAGCAAGACACGGTTATTACAAATTCGATGAGATTGAAATCGTATCAGCAGGGGAGAGAGACCCCGATGCAGATGACTTAAGTGGAATGAGTGCATCTAAGTTGAGAGCTCTTGCAGAACAGGGTGATTTCAAAGCATTTGCACAAGGTGTTCCAACCAAGAACAAGAAAGATATAGAACAACTATACAAAGATATCCGTAAAGGAATGGGTATCGTAGAGTCCACACTACCCGACTATATGATTGAAGATTTAATCAACGAAGGGGTCTATGACCAAGGAACGTTTAAAGCAGTTTTCTTTAGTGGTGGGCCTGGAAGTGGTAAGTCGACAGTTGTAAATAAGTTATCATTAAGAGCTCTTGGTCTTAAACTGGTCAATACAGATAAGGCATTCGAGAACGGATTAAAGAAAGCAGGAATGTCTCTTGACCTTAGAGGTGCAGACTTCGACAAGGTTGACCCAATTCGTGCAAGGGCAAAGGATATCACTACAAAGAATATGAATGCCTATATCGGTGGTAGACTTGGAATGATATTCGACACTACAAGTGCAAACATATCCAAAGTTAAAGCATATAAAACCCAGTTAGATAAACTTGGGTATGATTCTAAGATGTTGTTTGTTAGTGCATCATTGGACAATGCACAAAAAAGAAATGCAAAAAGAGCTAGAAAACTACCATCTGCAATTGTAAAACAAGATTGGGATAATGCACAAAAGAATTCAAAAGAACTACAAAAGGTATTCGGTAGAGACTTTGTAGAGATTTCAAACGATGATGATGTTAAATCATTAGAAGCTAAAACTACTAAACTATATTCAAAACTACTCGGTTGGACTGGTTCATTCCCGAGTAATAAGACAGCACTTGCATGGAAACAAGCAGAACTAGATGCTAAAAAACGATAAATAGTACTATGGACATATTAGAATCAATACTTAACGAAAGAAAAGTTAAACAAGATAAAGATATTGAAGACCGTAAAGGTACTCAACCATCTAAGTATTATGCAAAGGATGCTGATGGTGATGAAATGTCTAAATCCACCAAACAAAAACGTGCAGCTCATTTTGCACAGAAGAAAGACGGCCCTGCACCTGGCGACCATGATGCAGAAACTAAACCTTCCAAACACACTAAGAAGTATAAAGATATGTACGAAGATGCTGGTAAGTCACTTGCAAAGAAAGCGGATAAATCGGGTATCTCTAAAGGTATTCTACAACAGGTTTATAACAGAGGTGTCGCTGCATGGAAGACTGGTCACAGGCCAGGCACTACTCCAGAGCAATGGGGACATGCAAGAGTAAACTCTTTCATTACTAAAGGTAAAGGAACATGGGGTGGTGCAGATAAAGACCTTGCAAAGAAAGCTGGTGCATCTGAGTCAGTCCAAGAAGGAAAACTAGTTACCAGTGCTCATGAAATTATTGATTTAATCATGAAAAAGGTTGGTCAAAAAATGGAAGATGAACTCAAAAAGAATCCCGAAAAAGGTATTGGTCTCATCAACACAATCGGTGCAATGATTAAACATAAAGTTACCGATAAGAAACAAGAGAAAGGTAAACTATTTCTTAAGTTCGGTGACAATCTAGAAGGTGATGAACTATTCGAAGATGCAGCTGTAGATGCAGCGGAGTTAAAAGCAAAACAGGCAGGTGAACTCGAAAGACTCAAACAGAGACAAGAGGATGAACTTGAAGCATTGACTAAAAGACACGAAAGAGAACAAGAAAGAGTTGATGGTCAGAAAGAGAAAGAGACTGCAGACAAACAAATTCAAGCAAAACGTGATGCAGACAGAAAGAAAGCTGAAGCACAGTCAGAAAGTTATAAAACAATACTAAAATTAAGAGGTATCAAATGAGCGGAAACAAAACAGATAACGGAGTACACGAAGTGGGTACCGATGAAATTAGAAAGGCGTATCAAGACGATACACCAGGCCAACAGGTAGAAAAATACCTATCAC